GTGTAGTCCCCCCCCGTCTATGCGGAGCCCAGTTTTTTGGAAAGCAAACAGAAAGAAGGTAACAACATGGCGACTATTGACGGCGTCCAGGAAGTGGACGTAAAAAAATTACAACCGTACAAGAACAACGCGAAAGTTCACGACAAAGCACAGGTGGAGAAGATCGCGGCCAGCATCCAGGAGTTCGGGTTCTTGAACCCGATCCTTATTGATAAAGATTTTAACATTATTGCAGGACACGGCCGAACGATGGCGGCGGAGCTTATCGGAATGAAAAAGGTTCCGGCCGTATATGTTGAAGGCTTGACCGACGCCCAGCGCCGGGCATACATCCTCGCCGACAACAGACTAACCGAGTTAGGCGGTTGGGATGAATACGTCGTGCAGCAGGAACTCGAGGCGTTGAAGAATGAAGGGTTCAACATCGAGCTAACCGGCTTTGAATTGAACATTGAAGAAGACGCGGAAGCCATCGCGGAGAAGGAAGCAGAAAACCCGGCGGACATTCTGCCGGACTCGAAATGTTATATTTTTGCGGTTTCCGTTTTCGGAACGGCATCCGAGAAAATTATCATGTTAAAGCTTGAGCAGGCGACGGCGGAGCATATCCTCGGCGCCATCGAGACACAGGACAGCGACGAACTACTCGCAAAGATAAGAAGGTGCCTCGATGAATTATGACATGACAGACCGCGTCCGGGAATTGTGGGAATACTTCGACAAAATACTTGATGAGCACATAGAGCAGATCGCGGAGAAGGCGCAGGTTGACAAATCGTGCATGATTAAAATAAACCCGGCGGAGTTCATCGAGAAGAACCAGAACCAGACAATAAAAAATTATAAGTATCAGAAAATAGCGCCGTGGATCACGAAGACAAAAAGCGACGATGTATTCTTAATATCACCGCTGGACGCGATAAACGAGACGGCCGAGCAAATAGGATATAAAACGGAGCAGACAACCAGCCGGAAGCTTCGCGCTTCAAAATGTGAAATCGTTCCCGTTCCGAAGGATGTGGCGCTTGATTTTTTTATCAGGAATCACAGACAGAGCCTGCCGAATTTCAGGAACAGCGCGGTGACGCTTGGCCTTGCATACAAGAACGAACTCGTAACCGTGATGATGTATGACACGGCGAACGGAGCCGTGCGAGGCAATAAGAACGGGTACGAACTTGTGCGCTTGGCGATCGCGAGAAACACCCAGGTGCACGGAGGCGCCAGCAAACTGCAGAAGGCGTGCGAAGACGTCCTGCGCCAAATGAATATAACAGAAATTTTCAGTTATTCTAATGCGACCATCAACAACGGCGCCGTATATGAGAAGCTGGGCTTCAAAAGCGGCGGCATAGATGAAGGACAGCCGTTCGTTATAGATAGAAATAATGAAATAATAAGGCTTGTCTCCCTTCATCCACACAGCACAGACGAACAACTGGCCCTGAGAGGCCGCCTAAAAACACATATAGGCGGCAACAAAATGTGGGTAAAGAGCATCACAGCAACGGAAGGCGGTAACACATGAAGACGTTACAAGAACAGGTGGAAGAGATCCTCGCCAGAGCGGAGCAAAAAGGCACCGAGGCAGACTTCTTCTTTAAAACGACATTCAAACGGTATCAGGTACAAATGCAGATACTCGCAGAGCTTGAGAAGGAAATCAAGACAGAAGGCGCGACGGTATCAAAAGAGTACGTGAAGGGAAGGAAGAACTTATATATAAACCCGGCCGTGAGCGCATACAACGCAACAGCGACGGCAGCCAACAGCACGGTGGCTACATTAATAAGCATCGTTGACCGATTGAGTGAAGGAGAAGACGACGCGCCCCCGGAAATGGAATCCGTCGAGATCATCCGTTCAAAGTTCGGGTTGAATTGAGCGAGACGCGGGAGCTGATGGTATGAAAGGGTCAACAGAGCCGCGCGTTTTTACAAAACCAATGAGGAAACTGACGCCAAAGACAACCCTCGGGTATGCAGCCGTTGAGTATGCGGAGACGGTATTAAAAAAAGAATTATATCCCTGGCAGAAGTGGGCGTTAATTCACATGCTGGAGATCACCGGGAGCCTTGCGGAAGGCTGGGCGTTCCGTTTCCGCATAATCGTTGTAATGGTAAGCCGCCAGAACGGAAAAACGGTTTTATCTGAGGTCTTGGCCTCATTTTTTATGAACGTTTTAGGCGTTGAAAGCGTCTTCGGAACATCCCTCAGCCTCGACAAAGCGGAAGAGGTGTGGGAGGCCGTTATAAACGACCAGGAGAGCGTGAAGGCGTTATCTAATAATATTGAGCGCATCAGCAGGACAAACGGCAACAAAAAACTTGTTCTGACAGGCGCGAGACAATACAAAGTAGGAGCCCCGACCAGAAGAGCAGGAAGAGGCGACTCAAACGACTTGGTAATGTTAGACGAGGTGCGAGAGCATCGCGACTGGGAGACATGGAGCGCGGCGGCGGCATCAACTAACGCCAAACCAAACGGCGTTATTGTTTGCTTTTCCAATGCAGGAGACCCGGACAGCATCGTCCTCCGCCAGCTGAGAAGCCAGGCCATAGAAAAGATTGACGGAACGAAGGCTAACGACTTTGGAGGCAACGTGGACGCGGACGCCCTCGCCCTCTTCGAATGGTCGGCGCCGGAAGATGCAGAGACGAACGACCTAAAGGCCCTCGCCCAGGCGAACCCCGCCCTCGGTTATGGAAGACTGACGGAGCGCGCACTGATGGCGAACCGCGAGACGTTCCCAGAATCGAAGTTCAGAAGCGAATGTATGTGCCAGCAAGTAGAAACCATTTTACCGGAGCCGTTCCCGGACGGAGCGTGGCTCGGCGGACAGGATGAAAGTAGCTTTATCCGAGAAGACAGCGAGCTGTTCTGGGGTATAGACATGAGCATCGACCGGAAGTGGGTAACGATCGCGGTCTGCGGAATGAGAGAAGACGGGAACTACCACGTAGAACTCGCAGAGCGCAGGACGGGGAGTGAGTGGGCAATCGAGTGGTTCAGATCCCGAGCGCCGAAATATAAAGGCATGAAGCTTGTCTTCCAGGGAAGAGGCGCCCCCGTTTCAGGACTTGCGGAGCAAATCTGCACAATAGAAGGCGTGGAGAGGATGGCGCAAGAAGGCCCCGACCTTTCCGCAGGATGGAACCGCTTCTATGATGCGATCGCGGCGTGCGCGCCAAATGACAACAGAGGCGGCGTGAGATGCTATCACCTCCCGCAGCCGGCGCTGGACGCCCCCGGCCGTACTTGCCAAATGAGGAACCTCGGCGGCGGCATTATGCTACCGGATAGAATGAAGAGCCCCGACGACATCAGCCCCCTTATGGCGGTGGCAATGGCGTACGCAGGCGCCACGATGGTAAACAGAAAAGAGAAGAAAATCTACGCGTCAAGTTATGCAGCAGGCAACGGCCTGCTTTTTATTTAATAAGACAGGAGAGTAAAGGAAATGGCGTCAATTTTTGAACGTTGGCGGATAGCATCGCGCCCTACGGTGATAAATGTATCAATCAAAGGGGATGCTTCAACGCAAGTGCTGAACATGGCAGCAAAAGAACTTTATCAGACGCAGGACAACCTCCAGGCCGTCGTTAATTTTCTTTCAAACAGCATCGCACAGCTTCCGCTTGAGGTTTACACCCGAGACGGAGAAAACGACAGAAGACGCGATCGCGAAAGCAACGCCGCCAAAGTTCTGTGGAGACCGAACCCCGACCAGACCAGCTTCGAGTTCATCCGGGCGTTGGCCGTTGAATACTTCGTCTTCGGTTCCGTTTTCGTTTGGGTTTTACCGGATGCAGAGAGCGAAAGCGGGTACCAATTACGAATAGTTCCGACAGAATGGCTGCAGGACAACGGAAGCGAGAAGACCTCCTACGCCCCCGGAGTGATCCGTATATGCACGACAAACGGAGGCACGGCCTTTGACGTTCCGCGTTCCGAGTTCGTGCAATTCAGGACGTACAGCGCCGGAAGCCCAGGCGGGTACCTCTCCCCCATATCAGCCCTGAGACAGAGCCTAACGGAGCAGGTGGAAGCGGGAAGGTTCCGCCGCCAGTTATGGAAGAGTTCGGGCCGCCTTAATGCGCAGATCATCCGCCCGAAAGACGTGCAGCAATGGACGGAAGAACAGAGAAAGAACTTCGTGACCATGTTCAGGGAGTCCTGGGGAGCAGGCGGAAGCAAGGCCGGAAGCATCCCGGTGCTTGAGGATGGAATGGAGATAAAACCGTTTTCAACATCCTTCCGCGAGTCTGAGTGGTCGCAGAGCGTAATTCTTACGCGAGAAGCGGTGGCCGCAGCATACGGCGTGAACCCTTCGCTTATATGGCACAGCAACACGCAGACCTACGCCAGCGCGAAGGACAACGCCCGCGCATTATACGCAGACTGCCTCGGCCCCGTTTTACAAATGTTGCAGCAGAGAATCAACGCGTTCCTTTTACCGATGCTTGGAGCAGATCCGAACACATACGTGGAGTTCGACCTTTCGGAAAAATTGAAGGGTTCCTTCGAGGAACGCGCCTCCATCATGCAGGCATCAGTAGGAGCGCCGTGGCTGACAAGGAACGAAGCACGCGCCGACATGAACCTGCCCCCGATCGCAGGCGGCGACGAATTAATCACACCGCTGAACGTTATCACCGGAGGACAGGCCAGCCCGCAGGATGCAGCAGAAGACGCGTACTCTTATCCCGGCGTTGATAATCAGGCCAAGAAGCTGGAGCCCTGCGGATGCAAGGCGTGCAAAGAAGCGGAAGAGATCCGTATAAAAGGACGGAGCGACAAAGAAGACGACGAAAAGGTCGAGGCCGTCCTTGTTTCATTTTTCAAACGACAGGCAAAAAGCGTACTGCCGAAAATAGGCGCCGACAAAGAAGACTTCTGGAACGAAGAACGCTGGAACAAAGAACTTGCGGAAGACCTCGAACCCGTTTTAATCGAGATCGCGGACAAACACGGGAAAGAAGCGGCGGAGACGATGCAATCGAACTACGGCACGGAAGTAACCCGCGCTTACATCAAGAAGGCATCACAGGCACGCGCTAAGAGGATAAACCAGGGAACGCTTGAAAAGATCATGGCGGACTTGGAGACGGAAGAACCCGACACGTCTCACGTTTACGAGACGCGGGAAAATACAGCAGGCACCCTGGCCAGGAGCGCGGCGGGATCTATGGCAGCCTTCGCAACAGCAGAAGCAGCACACCAGGCCGTGGAAGACGGCGCCCCGCGCGTTCTCGGCCGAATTGTTGAGAAGGAGTGGGTAACGGGAGAAAACGCCCGCCCCTCGCACGCAGCAATGAACGGGGAGCGCGTTCCCATAGATGCAGACTTCAGCAACGGCCAGCACTGGCCCGGCGAAGACATCGGAGACCCCGACGAGTCGTGCGGATGCAACTGCACGACAGAAGTGGTTATCACAGGAGGTTGAAAGAATGAAATATAAAACAATCGAATTAAAGGCAAACGAGCTCGGAGGCATCTCCGGCTATTTCAGCACTTACGACAAGACGCCCGACAGTTACGGCGACATCATCGAGCCCGGAGCGTTTACGGAGACCATCAAGAAGAGAGAAGAGAGCGGCCACCCGTTCCCGTTATGCTTTAATCACGACTTCAGCGCCGTTATAGGCGCCGTTGACAGCGTTAAAGACACGGAGCGCGGCCCGTTCATCGAGGCCCACTTCTTAGACACGCAGCAGGCCCAGGACGTGCGCAAGATGCTTCAAAGCGGCGCAATTTATCAGTTCTCGTTTGCATACGACGTACTGGACGCAAGACAGCCCGACGAAGCAGAGAAGAAGGACGGCGTGGAGAACGTTTTAACCAAGCTGGAGGTCTTCGAAATATCCGTTGTTACCGTTCCCGCAAATCAGAACGCGGTAGCAACAGAAGTGAAGGCAATGGAGCCCGAGACGAAGCAGGGCCGCCGCAACAGCAAGGCTGACGCGGACATCATAAGACAGATCCGAGACCTCGCGCAATCTTTACTTGACAGCGAGGAAGAAGGAAACCAGGAAGAAGAGGCACCAGAGGCGGAGCCTACGGAAGAGGTCAACGCGGCAGCGGAGGAACCGAACCCGACTGAGAACGCCAAAAGAGCCGGAGCAATTCTGGAAAAAATAAAAAACATGACAGGAGGTTCCTAACATGAACTTGAAGGAACAGCTCGCAGAGAAGAAGCAGGCACTCTTAGACATGGAGCCCGCCCTTGCAGCAGAAGACGTGACGGAAGAGACCGTAACTGCAGGCGAAACCCTTGTTAAAGAGATCGCAGAGCTTGAGGAAAAAATCTCGAAGGCTGAGAAGGCCGCCGAGATCATCGCATCTATCGGAAGACCCGAAGAGACAAACACAGACACAACGGAGGTCAAAAAAATGACAGAGTTCGAAACTTTCGCAGCTAAGGCTAAGGAAATGACAGACAAGAAGTCGGGCGTATCAATGCACCTGAAGGCAGCAACAGACGTTGTAACATCGGTTCAGATCGCAGACGTTGACAAGACAATAGCACCGCAGCCCGCCAGGACAGCAGCAGCTGACTTCTTCAGCAATGCAACAATCAGCGGTAACGCAATTACATACTTCCTTCAGGGAGCATACGAAGGCACACCCGCAGCAACAGCAGAAGGCGCAAAGAAGCCCCAGAACAGTACAAGCTTCACAGGAACAACCCTCGCCCTTACGAAGATCGCGGCGTTTATCAAAGAGACTGACGAAATTATCTATGACGAGGCCTTCCTTTCTTCAGAAATTCAGAACAGCCTCGTATACCAGGTTGGTAAGGTTGAAGACGCGTACATCGTTAACGCCATCGGTTCCACAGTAGGAATCGGTGCCGAGACATACGACGGCACAACCGTAACGTTTGCCGACGGCATCCTCGCTTCGATCCTCAAAATCAAGAATGACAGCGCCTACGATGCAAGCGTTGTTATCCTTAACCCCGCCGATGTTTTTACCCTTATGACAGCAAAGGACGACAACAAGCAGTACTACGGCGGCGGATATTTCACCGGAGCGTATGGCAACGGCGCCCTGAACATCCCTTCAGCAATCTGGGGCGTTCAGATTTTCGCATCTTCCGCAGTTCCTCAGGGTTCCGCGATCGTTGCAGCCAGAGAAGCCGTTAAGGTTTGGAGAAAATCAGGAATTGACGTTCGTCTGTATGAGCAGAACGAAGACGACGCGTTGTATAACCGTTGCACCCTTCTCGCCGAGACCCGCCTCGCTTGCGCGGTTGTAGACCTTAAGGGCGTAGTTCTTCTCGCATCCGATAATTCTTAATTAATCGCAAGAAAAAAGGGGAGCCTTCGGGCTCCCTTTTTTATCAATTCAGAAGGGAGGACATGCACCCGTGAAAATCTACATAGTGAACGGCCGTAAAGAATGGCACGAAAACGCGCCAGAAGGCGCCGTCGAATACAAGCCCGAAAAGAAACCCGCAGCACATCAGGCAACGCAGGAGAAGAAGGCTGAGACGGCAACGAAGGCAAAGAAGACACCCGCCAACAAATCGAGGAAAGCAGGTGGCAACAAATGAGTGAGTTTCAGCACGGAACCCAGAGCCCCTGGGGTTACATTTACGACGCGGAAACGCTTCCCGACCTCATGACCGCCCAGGAGTTCGCGAATTACACCAACAGCCGCTTCTCTTCAACAGATACGAGGATCGCATCAAACCTCGCGAGCGCATCCGCAGCAATACGGAATTATTGCGGTTGGCATATAGCGCCCTCGCTTACCTGCGGGATGCTTTACAATGTTTTTGATTTAAGAGACGCCTTTGTCGGGAATGATTTATTGATACAGCTTCCGGCAACGTTCGTGACGAATGTAGAAAAGGTCGTTCTCGGGGCCGTTTGGGATGAAGACGCGGAAGACTGGAACGGGGAAGTGATAACCGACGCCGCCCGCATCGAATACACAAACGGACTCCTTCGCGTTTTCGATGCAGGAGCACTCGACAGAAGGTCAAGGGTTTTCGTGAAATATACGGCCGGCTTTTCGCTTGCATCCATCCCGATATTAAAAGAACTTGTTACGAATGGCGTAGTTCATGCGATCACCAACACCTACGGCGTGGCATCAGAAGCAGCCGGCGGCAATTCTGTATCATACAGCGCAGCGTGGGCAGACAGAGGCTCGACGGCCCTGGCGAATGACACCCGCGACACGTTAAACGCATATAAGGTTAGGGAGGTGTTCTGATGCTTCCTTCATTTTGCAATCAGGAAATCACACGCGTGAGACCGGGAACGAAGACCGCCAGAGGTTCGACGATACCCGACTGGAGCCCCGACAAGGTGAACACGATCACCATTAAGGGATGCAGCGTTCAGCCAGCCACGACTTCACTTTCACAGGACGGCCGCGTCCTCGGCATTAATGAGCAGTGGACGGCATACCTTCCCGAAGGTTCCGACGTTAAGGCAGGCGACCGCATCGTTTTTGATGGCAACACTTACACGATAAACGGAGAGCCGAAAAAATGGCCCGCGCCATCGACCCGATCACACGTTCAGTTGAACCTAACACGTTGGGAGGGCTGAGAATGGCAACGCGTATACAGTTTTTTTCAGAAGGGTTCCGACAGATCCTTCTATCAGAAGGAACGCACAAACTCGTTGAAGAGACAGCCCGGGAGATCGCGGACAAAGCGAACGCCAACAACACCAGAGGCGGCGACGGCTTCGAAGCCAGAACGCAGGTCGGAGGTTATGGCGGCGGGAGGTGGATCGCGTTCGTTTCAGCATCCGACAAGAAAGCAAGTGAAGCAGAAGCAGAAGACAAAGCACTGACAAGGGGTCTGACATGAACATATTAAAACCCGTAGACATTGAGGAAGAGCTCCGGCTTGCCCTTGATCCGTATTTGACCGTTTACGCGCGACCGCTTCCGGCATCATACGCCCTGCCTAATATTTTAATATCAGCGACAGGCGGAACGACGGCGGAGACCATCGACACGTTCACGGTTAGCGTCGACGCGAGAGCAGAGACGGACGCGGACGCATACGACACCCTGAGCAACGCCCTCGGCATCATGGAGCAGCAGGCCCGGGAGCAGTTCGGAGCAATCCGCAATGTAACAATAAACAGCCTGGCCAGGTGGGGAACCGATCCCGTGAGGCCAGACCTTAAACTTTGCACGGCAACGGTGCTTGTAACAGCGCATCGCACGCCTTACGAAATAACAAACGAATCATAACACAGGAGGCCTAAACATTATGGCAAGCAACAAGGTTAATTTAGGAATTGGTCTCGCTTCCGGCATGTTCTACACAGCGAGCGCAGGCACCAGCCTGCCCGCTTATCCGGGAGACACAACGGGGCTGAGTTCATGGACGGAGGTCGGTGCCGTTACCGCCGACGGTATCACATGGAGCACAGGCAAGGACAGTGACCCTTTGCGTAACTGGGCAAAGGAAGTAGAACGCCTTATCGCATCCGACGAAGGCGGCACCGTTCAGGCGCCCCTGATGTATACAACACAGAAGACGCTCGAAGCAATCTTTGGAGCAACCAACGTAACGGTAGCAGCAGCAACAGCCAGCCACGGCGCCCTTGTTTCCGTTGACGTCGCCCCCGGCGTTTCAGCATCACCCGCAGCGTTCCTCTTCATTATGAAAGATGGCGACGATATGTTGATGCTTGGAACAGAAAAAGGCATCGTAAGAGACGTTGACGACGTAACCTTCTCGCCCACCGAGGCGATCACATGGACGGCAACAATCGAGGCCGCTTCTTGGGTATTTATGAAGGACGACGGACAGGTAACGTCCTAATATTTGGAGGAAAAAAACCATGCCGGAAGAAATCAAGTGGAACACAGAGGTTATAAAAGTTAAGATTGAAGAGAAGGAATACAGCATCCCTCTCGCATCATCCCTGAAGGTTAAAGAAATAAAAGCATTAATGAAGCTGACGAAGAAAGACCAGGAGGAACCGCTCGACGGGTTCGTGGAATTTTTCAAGAATTATATCCCGGAAAGCGTTCTGGAAGAATTGCCAATGTCGGCGTTAAATCAGATCATCAACGCCTGGTCTTCAGCCAATAACAACCTGGGGGAATAATCAGCCTCGCGGCGTTTGCAGAAGAGCACAGCGAGGCTTTGCAATTTGACCTTCTGACAAGAACAAAATATACACTTGACGACGTCGGGGGCTCCCTTTCGTGGGGAGCCTTCCGCGCGTTCGTTCATAATTTAGACACCGGTTCCGCGCTTGCCCGAGACCTCGGGAAAGAGACGGGCTGGGAAAACACCCTCGCGACGAATTGCATATTAGCGGATATTTACGACTTGTTGCAGATCATCCACGTGGATCTATGCGCGTTGGGAGGCAAAAAACGACAGATAAAACCTTACCCGAGACCGGGAAGGAAAGAAGATAATAAGCGGAAACTCGGGAAGGGAGCCCTCCCGATTGAAGAACTCCGCGAGTGGTTAAGGAGGGCCGGCAATGGCAAGCGGTGAACATATAGAGGTAGCACGGGCCTTTGTTACTATCGTTCCAAGCATGGAAGGTAGCCAAAAAACAATAGCTTCCGAGATGAGCGCAGCAATGGAGCCGGCAGCAAAAGAGACCGGCGAAAAATCAGGTAAGAGCTTCGGAGAATCACTCGCAAAAGGCCTTAAAACAACGGCCGCCACAATAGGCGCGGCAATGGCGACGGCAACAGCAGCAGCCGTAGGCACCGGAAAAGCGTTCGTTAGCGCAGCAAACGACGTGGCCGCCACCGGCGACGCGATCGCGAAGAACAGCGCAAAAATGAACATGAGCGCCCAGGGTTACCAGGAGTGGCAATATATACTTTCAAGAAGTGGCGCTTCCATCGAGGGCATGAAGACTTCGATGTTAAAGCTGACGAAAGCAGCAGAGGCGGGAGACGACACGTTCAAAGCGCTTGGAATATCGCAAGAGCAGTTAAAGAACATGAGTCCGGAAGAGACCTGGAACGCGACAATAAGCGCCCTGCAGAAGGTTAAAGACGAAGGACAGAGAACAGCCCTCGCCAACAAATTACTTGGAAAAGGCGCCGTAGAACTGGCGCCTCTTTTCAACACAACAGCAGAAGAAACCGAGAAAATGCGGCAGCAGGTACACGACCTCGGCGGCGTTATGAGCGACGAAGCCGTGAACGCATCCGCAAATTATAAAGACGAAATGCTGAACCTTCAGACGGCCCTCACAGGCGTTAAAAATAACATGATGGCGCAGTTCCTGCCGGGAATTTCATCCGTTATGTCGGGCCTTTCAAAAGTTTTCAGTGGAAACGGAGGCGTGGAGGAGATACGCCAGGGCTTGAGTTCCGTTATCAGCAACATTACGCAGATGGCGCCGCAGTTTTTCCAATTAGCGGGAGTTTTGGTAACGGAATTATTAAACGGTTTCGCGCCCATGATACCGCAGCTGGTAACTTCCATTTTTGGCTTTTTGCAGACAGGCCTGACAACCCTTGTGCAGATGATCCCACAGTTAACGCCCGTAATCGCGCAGGGCATCCAGGGCGTGGCATCCGCGCTCTTTACATGCCTCCCGATATTAATTCAGGCGTTAATTGACATGGTAGGCCAGCTTATAACATGGCTTGCGAGCGGCGATAATGTGAAGACGTTTATAGACGGCATCTTCCAGCTTGTAAGTTCGATCGCATCGAGCCTTGCGGATGTTCTTCCCGTATTAATACCCGCCATCGTGGACATTATCGGGCAGATAGCGCAGAGCCTCACAGATCCCAAAAACGTAAAAATGATAATAACGGCCGTTCTAACCATCATAGGAGCCGTTGTGGTGGCTTTGGTGAAGGCCCTGCCATCCATAGGCGCGGCCATCGTGAAATCAACAGCCAACATATTGAGCACGCTTAAGCAGTGGGGAGGTTCCGTTATTTCATGGATCGGTTCCCACATTGCCTCAATTTGGAATAAGGTCGCCGCGTGGTTCACATCCCTGCCGGGGAAGATCGCGCAGAAACTCGCGACCATTTGGAGCAACATATCTACATGGTTTTCGAGCCTTCCGTCGAAAATATCCGGAGCGTTCCAGGCCACGCTTAACAAGATGAAGGGCCTCGGCAAACAGCTTGTTGAAGGCATCGCGAAGGGCCTAAATGCAGACGCCCTCGTGAAAAAGGTTAAATCTTTGGGAGACTCGGTAACGAAAGCCATCAAAAAGGTTTTCGGAATCCACAGCCCTTCGAAGGTATGGCGCGACCAGGTAGGCGCCAACCTTGCCAAAGGTCTAAGCCTCGGCTTCACCGACGAAATGGAAGACGCGCGCGGAGAGATGCTGGACAGCATGAACGGCTTGACAGCATCCGCGAGCATATCAGCGTACGCTTCAGGAGAACCCCTCGGAGCGGGAACGACAAACACATACAACGGCGGAGCCGTGACAATAAACGTTTACGGAGCAGAAGGCCAGAGCGTGAACGCCCTCGCCGACGCGATCGCAGTAAAGCTTCAAGACATGACATCAAGAAGGAGCGCGGTTTATGCCTAAATTATTCAATCTTGGTACAAACAAGCAAGGCTTGATTGTATATGGCGGAGAGTCCTCGGCCGACTATGGCATGGTGGTCACCGAGGCCCCCGCCTTTGAAAGACCGGCGCGAAAGCAGACGGTCTACACCGTTCCCGGAAGGAACGGCGCGGTTATTTATCAGCAGGACGCGTGGGAGGATGTGGCCCGTTCTTATGATATTTTCCTTACCAAAGAAGGAAAAGCAGACCTCGCGGAAGCGGTCGACGCGTTCGAAGGATGGCTGAACTCCCAGAAGGGGTACCAGAGACTTGAAGACAGCTTCGAGCCCGACGTCTTCCGCCTCGCATATTACGCCGGCGGAGATAGCGTATCAAACAACCTCATGCAATACGGAGAAGCAACGGTGAACTTCATGTGCAGGCCCGAGCGCTTCTACAAAGCGGGAGAGCTTGCGGTTACCGTTACCAACGGTACGAAGATCACCAACTCAACAAAGTTTTTCAGCCGCCCCCTCATTCATATTGAAGGAAGCGGCGTTGTTACGTTTTCCATCGCAGGCGAAACCATCCAGGCAACAATAACTGATTATATAAACATCGACTGCGACAGCATGAACGCGTACAGGACAGCAGCCGAAAACATGAACGACAAGGTCGAAGGAACCTTCCCGAAGATCCCGAGTGGAATCAATACGGTGCTTATAACAGGAACGACCACCCTCGTAACGATCGTTCCGAGATTTTACACAATCTAAAGGAGATCACAAACCATGCGCCCTATTTTATATGCAGCAGTTACGGAAGGCACCGTGCCGACGAATTACGGCCTCGGCGTTCTTTCCGACTGCATCAGCGCAAAAGTTACGGAAGAACGCAACGGCGCCTTTGAGATGGAAATGGAGTACCCCGTTGAAGGCGTACACGCGGCCGACATCGAACCGAATAGAATATTGAAGGTGAAACCAAACCCGACAGACGACCCGCAGCTGTTCCGCATTTATAAAGTAGGTAAGACGATAGACGGCCACTTCACCGTTTACGCCCAGCACATCAGCTACGACTTGAGCGGGAAGGTTATAACAACGGGCTCGGCGGCATCATGCCAGGACGCCTGCCTTCTTTTACAAGCCCAGGCGGGCGCCTTTACCATCGAGACAAACAAGAGCGTTTCTGCGACATTCAGCATAAAAGAGCCGTCCTCCATCCGTTCGTGGTTTGGAGGAAAAGAAGGAAGCCTTCTGGATGTTTACGGTTCCGGCGAATGGAAATATAACAATTTTAATGCGAAGTTATGGAGCGCCAGAGGCGCCGACAGAGGCGTGACCATCCGCTACGGGAAGAACCTCACAGACCTCTCGCAAGAGATAGACATGAGCAACCTCGCAAGCGGAATCGTTCCGTTTTATAAAGATACAAACGGGAATGTTACCACGATCGCAGAAGTTCCGACGGGCCTCGTTGGAATGAATAAGACAATAGCGGTCGACTTCTCGGGTTCCATCAATCCGGAGAGCGGTACCCCGATTACAACACAGCTTGCGAACCTCGCGGCTAATTACATATCAAACAACAATTTAACGGTGATGCGGAACAGCATCACCCTTGACTTCGTGCAGATGCAAGGGGTAACGGAGCAAATAGACCTCTGCGACACGGTAAGTATATATTTTGAAGCGTTGGGAATTTCAGCCAAAGCAAAGTGCGTGGCGGTCGTTTATGACGTTTTGGAGGAACGATACACAGAAACGACCTTCGGAGACTCGCGTACAAATATAGCTGACACGATCGCAGCGCAGCAGATCGCGGTGGAAGATGCAGCGAGCACAGAAGACGTTAACAAAGCAACGCAGCTTATAACAGGAAATCTCGGCGGATATGTTGTTCTTCACGATGGCGACGGAGACGGAGCCCCCGACGAGATCCTTATAATGAACACGCCAGACATAGACAGCGCCACGAAGGTGTGGAGATGGAATCAGGCGGGCCTCGGTTACGCATCAGGAACACACGCCTACGCCGGGCCGTATGGTACCGCGATCACTCAAGACGGAGCAATCGTGGCGGACTTCATCAAGACGGGAGTACTTAACGCCAACGTTATCAAAGCGGGCGTCCTGCACGATGAAAATTATAACACCATGATAGACATGGTCTCTGGCCTGGCGACATTTAATAGGCTTATAGCGAAAAACTCGTTCGAGGTTTACGACGAAGACAGTGGCGTTAATGCAGCAACAATAATGATGGATGCTGATGGCGGCATGATAGCAGCAGGAGACCTCGCGGGTTCGCCTAAAGCGTATTTGTGCGTTTACCCGGAAGGCGGTGCGTGCCAATGTTACAACACTTACGACTACGCCGTCGCGGAATTATACGTTGATAGCGGAGCGTCGGGAATTTTAGTTCTTAGCGACATGAACCAAACGGGAACCATCGTCGGCTTTGGAGACGATGGTACGCTGCAATGCGTAACTTTGGTGCAGACATCGAGCCGAGAGACAAAAGACAATATAAAACCGATGGAAGACGCCGCGAAGATCCTGGAGCTGAACGCGGTTAGTTTTGATTTTAAGAACAAAGCGCTTGGAACGAATAAACGCGGCTTCATTGCAGAAGAAGTGGCGGAGATCATCCCGAACCTCGTAACACCCGAGAGAGTAGACGAAAAGCGAGGAACGACCACACCCGCAGCCCTCGACTATGTGGGCATGATACCGTATCTGCAGACGGTTATAAAAGAGCAGGAGAAGCGTATCACAGCACTGGAGGCGCGCGTTTATGGAACAAATCAGCGTTGATATGATACCCCGGGGCCTTTACCCGATCGCGAACGTTTCGCAAGACGACGACGGCCGCGTCCTGCGGCTTAATTTATACGAAAACGGCGCCAGCATCACGCTGGACGGTTCCGAGGACTTGGAATTAAACCTTTTGAAGCCCGACGGCTCGACGGAATCGCAGACCCTCCCGAGCACATCAGGAGACCACGTCGACATCACAATAACTCCGAGCTTATCAGATACGCCCGGCGCGAATTACGCCAAACTTCGTATTAATTCAATAGGAACCTCGGCCTTCATATTGCAAGTAGAAAATAAACCATAAAAGGGGGCAACAATGGAAATTATTAATCTCGACATCATACCAGGAAGAACGCCGCCGGTTTGCCACGCTTCACAATTTGACGACGGCCGCGTGATCCGTTTCAATTTATTTGAAGGCGGGACGGCTTTCACGCTTGACGGTTCCGAAAATTTGACCTTCTCGGTACGGAAGCCAGACAGCAACATCGTGACGGTAACGGTTACGAATACAAGCGACAGCTACGTGGACGTTATAACAACGGAGCAAATGTGCGCCGTTGCAGGCGCCAGCCTTTGTGAGTTGGAGATCGCGAAGGGTTCCGCATCCATCGGAACAATGAACGTTATTTTATCGGTGGAGAAAGACCCCCTCGACGGCGGCCTTCCTTCCGCATCGCAAATAAACGACCTCGCCTCGCAGATCGCAGCGCTTCTCGCGGACTTATACGACGGCACGGCGGTTATATTTGACAACATCCCGACAGCAGGCCACGTGGCGCCGACAACAGTAACCTCGGACGGCATCGCAACAGCCCTGAGCGCGAAAGCCAACGCAGCAGACCTGGCAACCGTCGCGACATCAGGAGACTATAACGACCTTGCAAACCTTCCGACGATCCCGACAGACCTTGACGACCTCGGCGACGTTTCCATCACATCCGCAGCAGCAGGAGACGCCCTGACATTCGACGGGAACGACTGGGTGAACACGGCCCTCGGAATTGACGACCTGAGCGACGTGACCATCACAAGCGCAGCAGCCGGCGACGCGATCGTTTATGACGGCGCAGACTGGGAGAACACGGCACTGGCAACGGTGGCGACAACGGGAGACTACAACGACCTCTCGAACTTGCCCACGCCCGAAACTTCAACAGATTTTACATCAAGTGTTTCTTTTGATAGTTCTGCGGGAGGTTATACTCATTTTTATAAAAAAGATAATGTTGTATATTTAAATTTTCAGGGAAAAGCAGGAACTTATGCAGCAAATGAAAACCTTTTCACATTACCGTCAGGTTATAGACCATTAGCAACAATAAGCGTGCCTTTTATTCTGAATAACTCCGCGTATGGTGTTGTTAATATTAATAACAGTACAGGAGTTGCAAAAGTTGATTTCATTTCAAGCACTTCGGCAAGCGGACGTATATATTTCAGCCTTGCTTATCCGACGGTATAAGGGAGGCGGAGGAAATGCACACCGAAAACCTCACCACGATTATAACTGCCATCATCGGGAGCGGCGCCCTTTTTTCGTTTATTCAATTTTTAATCGCGTTGTTCTTTTCGAGAAAAGACAAGAGCCGGGAAATTGAGGCGAAAATAGACCGCCTCGCAGACAAGGTGGACAGAAACCAGGCCGTGCTTGCAAGAACGCATATTTTAAGATTTAGCGACGAATTGAAAAACGGAATCGAGCACTCGGCGGAATATTTCAGACAGCAGCTTGACGACTGCGACACTTACGACGCGTTCTGCAGATCACACCCGGACTTCAAAAACAGTTATACAGAGATTGCAAACAGACATATAAAAGAGACTTTCGAGAGATTGACAAAAGAAGGAAAAATCTAACAGAAGACAAACGGAAGGAGTACAAACAATGAATGATTTAGGTTTTATCGCGTTCCCGGCAATTGTTGTTATCAGCTACCTCGCAGGAGCAACCCTCAAAGCAATTAATCAGGAGACCCTCGACAAATTTATACCGGTTATCTGCGGTTTTATCGGAGGCGCCCTCGGCGTTATCGTTTTCAATACGATCCCGGGATATATCCCGGCGGACAACTGGCTGCAGGCCCTCGCCATTGGTATTGTTTCAGGTTTCGCAGCAACGGGCGTGAATCAGGTTTACAAGCAGTTCACGCAGGAAGAGTACGTCGAGAAGGAAACGGAAGAAGACCTGCCCCTCGATGAAGATGCAGAAGAGGTCGAGGAATGACCTCCGCGTCGAAGATGGCGGCAAAGATGCGTTCGTTTGATGGAGCATCCGAGAAGAACGGACGTGCCCAGCGCGAAATAATGGCACCGTATAACCGATTGACGAAGCGCAAGCTGAACGTTAAAACCACGCCCTGGTGCCAGATCACCTGCGTGAGCGCCGACTACCAGACGAAGGTCGTGAAGAAATACACGACAACGGCGGGCTGCCGCCAGGCCCTCAACTGGTTCAAAGCCAAGAAACATTATTATAAAAAAGGAACGACCCCGAAGGTTGGCGACCAGCCCTTCTATGATTTTAAGAGAAAGAAGGCGAGCAAACCGACGCACACGGGCCGAGTTATCGCGGTCGACACCAAGAAGCACACCTGCACGGTGGAAGAGGGAAACACATCCAACACGACAAAGAAACGAAGGTTCAATTATAAGACATACAAGTACCTTCTCGGCTTCGGTCGGCCTTTTTACAAATGAGTTCAAGCGCAGCAGCAGCGCCCAGAACCTCCTAAAAGCAGAGAAAAACCCCGGCGCAATGCCGGGGCTTTTCTTTTGCGCGGTTTTTTCCGAATGGCACCAAAACGGCACCGGATAGAATGAAGAAAACCCGCGAGGCTTTACGGAAAGCGTATCACATTGGTGGAGATGAGGAGAATCGAACTCCTGCACGTATAACCACCCGTGAACAATATGTGCGCGAATAAAGGACTTTTCACGCGATCGCATCAGATCCGTACGCCAGGCGCGGACATCATGGCACCAAAAACGGCACCAAAAAATTTGTTCTTTTTTGCGTGTGGGGCTTTCTTTTATTTAATTTATAGTATATACTACAAATATAAACGAAAGGGAGGTAAAAACCATGACACAGACAAACTACGAAAAAATAACGGTAATCAAGGCAATCAAAAACAATAAAGGCATAAAGAGCCTCCCGGAAGCGATCGCAAGGTATAACGCAATGACAGACGAAGAAAGAAACCAGGAAGTAAGAGACTTTATCAGCTACGGCGGCAAGATTTAATAGGAGGTAACAACCATGAAAAACGCAAACGAAAACAAGAAGGTAAGCTATGAAGAATATTACAGCTTCATTTATGACAACACTTCAATGAACGCCGAGGACTGCGAAATATTTACCACCATCTGCAGAGGCAAGGGTTACACAAAAGAAGAAGCGCTCAGGATAGCTTTAAAGCTTTAATAAGGGAGGCGGAGACAATGGCTTACAGGATCATCAATAACAGGAGCGGCGAAACGATGGAGCACTGCGAGACCTTCGCAGAGGCCCAGGAAATCAAAAGACAATATGACGAACTCGGCAACTGGCAAGACGCCTTCGAATCAAACGAATACTACGGAACTTATAGAATTGAGATAGCATAACAGGAGGTGGAAAACATGACGACAAGAACTTACACGGTGCAGGGGAAACAATACAAAGTCTGGGCAGACTTCAACAGCAGAGCAACTTACGCCCAGAGCGAAGACGGAGAGCTCAAAAGAATATACGGCGGCGGATATATAACAAAAGATTTAACGGTAAGAAAAGCCATCAGCTACGCTTTCAAGACCGGAAGCTTTAGGAAATAAGACAGGAGGTTCAAACCATGAAGAAGATCACGCTTAAGGATGGTACCATCATCACAGAGAAAAAGGAAAAGGTTAACGGCTTCCCTTGCTTCGGTTATTATATGAACGGTGAACACCAGTTCGGAGCGCCGGAGCAATTCAGCAAAGAAGACCTCCAGAGGCTCTACGACATCGGGTACTTTACAGCATGAAGGGAAGGCGACAAGATGCGAGAATCAGAGAAGCGAGCGCAGGCGAACTATCAGAAAAAATGTAAACAGTTCCCGTTGCGCATCAACAAAGAGACAGAAGCGGACATAATGGCTTGGATAGAAAGAGGAAAAGCAGGCACCAGAATAAAGAAGCTGATCCGAGAAGATATAAAAAAGAACCCCGTCAAATGACGGGGCTTTTTTTATCGGTTCCGATACCGCCAAACGTTAGGTCGATCACAGACGCAGCCTGGCCCGGAGCATCAGCGAGGATGTGGCCGTATGTTCCGAAAGTATCCATTGAGACGGAGTGGCCAACAATATCTTTTATGACGGCCTCCGGAAGTACAGACTTCATCATAGAAACGAAGGTGTGGCGCAATGTATATACAGTTCCCGGCAGATCGCGTTCCTTTTTCAGCATCAGCCAGTGGTTCCGCATCGTGCTTTGACATCCGGGGGAGCCATCCGGAGAGCAGAAGACCCAGGGCGTACGGAGATTTAGTTCTGCGTTCCGTTTAATTGTTTGATGCAGCACAGCACCCGCGAGCGTTCCGACAGGAACCATACGCCGGGCGTTTTCATTCTTACCCTCGGTTATTATCCCGTAGGCGTTCACGGAGCGGCGGATCATCACGCGGTCTGACATCACATCATCAACACGGAGCCCGAGCGCCTCCCCCGGCCTCATGCCGGTTAATACAAGAAAACAAAATAATGAATGATACCAGAGGTCGGAAGGTTCCAGAAGGCGGCGGACATCATCGCGCTGCAGCGTTACCTTTTCGCTTTTTGCATGGCCTCGGGGTATATACAGATCACCCCGGAGCGGTTCGCATTGATAATCTTGGTATGCGAATTTTACAAGGCCCATAATGACGCCCCGTAGATTTTTTAACGTCTTCTCGGACAACGCGCCAGAACGCCCGTGCGCGCCGTTAATGACGCCCTGCCAGTCTCTAAGGGTCATTTTACAAATCTTACGCGTTCCACATTCTGGCGCAATGTAGAGCCGAATATAACGTTCATATTGACGGACGGCCTCGGCATCAGCACCGCGACGCGCCCGGACATCATCCAGGAACTCGGACGCGATCCGAGAGACCGTCTTCTCCCCGGAGCCTTCGCCATAATACCAGGCCTCATATTTACGCAGACATTCACGGCGACCTTTGACACCGGGTACAGAAGAAGAAAAAGAAAAACGGCGACCGTTCCGGCGCGCTTGAATACGCCATCGGGTACCATCCCAGCGCGGCGAGATCATCAGCAGCCCTCCTGCGTATCAATAAGCGCCTGATAATACGCCAGAAGACGCGCCTTATTATCAGGGGTTAGTTTATCCAACACGATCACAGGCGGGATCGCGTTCCCTTCCATATCAACATCAAACCCGAGAAGCCAGGTCGGGGAGACATGGAGCGCCTGCGCCATCGCGTATATTTTGCTTTGTTTGGGAATAATATCACCTTTGAGGTAGCGGGAAACGGAGCCTTTGTCGACGCCGGAAGCGCGAGCAAGGTCGGCCGCCGTTATGTTGCGAATGTTCAACGCATCGCGGATGCGATCCTTTATTTCCTTCATATAGTTACCAGCCTTTCAAACGTGATTATATTACAAAATAATGACCATTGCAAAAAGACAATTTAAGACTTGCAAAAGTGAAACTCAATGATAAAATCAACTTGAGATTGCAGAAGTGCAACTTAGAAAATCAGGAAGGAGGTAACGGCATGGCATACAAGACAAACAAACTCGCCGAGAAGATCACAGAGAAGTACGGATCACAAAAGGCGTTTGCAGAAGCGCTCGGGATGCAGGAAAGCACCTTATCACGATACCTGAACTCGGGCCGCGACTGGAAGGGTTCAAAATTAATAAAAGCCATCAAACTGCTTGAGATCCCGGTGCAGGAAGTCGAATCATATTTTTTTGAACCGAGAGTTGAAAAAAACCAACCGCGCAAGGTATGACGGCTTCAGGCGGGCTTTATCCGACACTCGGGCGTTATTTCAGCAATCTAACCGAATTAGCGGCCGCCGGATGTATGAGCAGGACGCGAGCGCGAGACTGCCTCGACGGGATAAAGCAATTCACGGAAGCAGAAAAGAAGGCTATCTCGGCAAACATTGCTTTGAAATTCAGCCTACGCGGAAAAATGACCCGGGAAGACTACAAAGAGGTCGCAGACGCGGTGAAGGCATGGCACGGGCAGTTTGACGAAATCTACAAGAAGAAAGGTTGACAACATGAGGCTTTTATTTATCGCACTTTATACCCTCGCGGTTTCCGGCATCGGTTTAT